CCGGCTGCGCCGCGCCGATCGCCGGTGGGGTGTTGATCGTGTGCGCGCCGAAGATCCCCGTACCGCCCTCGGACCAGAACCAGTGCTCCCAGAACACCAGCAGGTCCAGCCACGTCCAATCGCCCGGGATCGAGCCCACGGCATCGGAGAATCCGGCCGGGTCGAACCACATCAGCGACGTGTGGTTGCCCTCGGTGGCGTCAAAGAATCCCTGTAGCAGGTGGTCGTAGCCGTCGGATCCGGGTTGCGGGTGATAGACCCCGCCCGCGTTGTAGGAGCGCCAGGCGTACGGGCTGATGTTGAATGAGTGCTTCTCGCGGGTGATCACCGGCTGTTGCGCGGAGTGCTGCATGCGGTAGGACCAGGATCCGGCCAACGCCTGCGAGCCGGACACCAAGAGTCCCTGCTGCAAGTTCTGCCAGCCGTTGATCTGGCCCGAGCCCGAGGTGCCCTCAAACCCGGGGTTGGGCAGCAGGTTGGGCCCGAACACGAGTTGTGTGGTGCCGACCGCGGGCCGCTGCGCGGCGGCCAACCGGCGTTCGGCCGTGGACAACCGTTCCTCGGTGCGGGTCAGCCATTCGGACAGGTCCACCTGTCGGGCGACGCGGGTCATGCCGGGGCCCCCGTGACGTTGGCGGTGGCCAGCATGCCGGGCACCGAGATGGGAATGATCACGTTGCCGTCGATCAGCGAGGGCACCATGGTGACCTTGACGGTGTCCATCTGCCCGGCGTCCACCTCGATGGCCGCGATCCGCACCATCAGGTCGTAGCCGCCCGTGTAAACGGGCCCCGGTGGCACGATGAGCCGGGCATCGTCGCCTACCCCGTAGGTGCCCAGCACCGGGTCTTGGTTGGCGTCCGGCAGGTGCAGCGTGATCGAGAGCACCACCCCGGACCGGGCCGCCTGCTCGGCCGCCGCCTTCTCGTTGAGCGTGGACTGCACCGAGATGTCGGTGAAGCTCAGCGCGTCCTCCAGGCGCAGCCAGCCCGCGCCGTACATGAACTGTGCTTCGTAGGTGGACAGCAGCGGGTTGGTGGAGTCGGCCGGATTGGTGGCCAGGCAGTCGACCAGCGTGGTGGCGCTGGCCGCGTCCTCCTGCCAGTAGTCGATCTGACAGTTGATGCCGACGATGAACGTCAGGTGGCTCTGATCCTGGGTACGCCCCAACCGCGGGTAGGCGGTGCGGAATTGATCAGTCCATACCCCGTTGGCGAACTGCGGGTCGCTCTTGAGGTCCGGGCCGCCGATCACCCCGCACAGGTTGCGGATCATCTCGCCGTAGCTCTTGCGGTCCGCCGCGTAGTAGGTGCGGTCGCGCAGCACGCCGGTGGCCACCGGACCCGCCAGGGTCACGCCCAGGTTGCCGTGCGCGTCCTGCTGCGGCAGCGTGATCAAGGTGGACAGGATCATGCCCTGGTCTACCTGGGTAAAGATCAACGTGCCGCGGATCCGGCGTCGGTCCCAGTAGCTCAGCAGTTCCTCGCATCCGAGGGTGAGCGTGCCGGTGGTGTTGATCTGGCGCTTCCACATGATCCCCGACCACATCGGGAAGGCTCCGCGCAGCACGCCGATCAGCACCCGGCCGGGCAACAGCACGTCGGACATCCCGCCTTCCATGGTCGGGATGGTGGCGATCATCTGGCCCGCGGAGTTGATCCGGGACTCATAGGTCAGCGTCGACCAGGGCAGCACGGCGAGCACGGCGCGCGTGGTGATGTCGCGCACGATCAGTGTGGTATCGGTGCCGGTGTCGGAGTCGGTGAAGTCGGGCGCGGTCATAGGTTCGCTGACTGGGTGGTGATGGTGGCGGTGCCGTTCCCGGACTGCGCGAACAACCGGATGGTGCCGCCGCCGGGCGGGATGGCGGGCCACTGCGCGCCCACCCCGAGCAGGTCGCGCCGTTCCACCCCGTTGAGGATCACGTGGTAGTCCCGGGTGACCAACAGGGTGTCGCTGGTGGACAGCGAGACGTTCAGCGGGAACTGCGAGTACCCGACGACCTCGATCCGGGGGTTGGTCAGCGGCCCGATCAGCGAGCAGTCACACGGCGCCGCGGTGTTGCCGGTGTTGCGCATCAGGGCTTGGCTGACAATCTGGCTGGTGGCCGGGTAGGTCCAGCCCTTGGGGGCGGTGTAGTTCGGGGCACCCGAGGCCAGGGTGTAGCCGCGGACATAGGTGCGTCCGCTCAACCGGGCGGCCCCGCCGAGCAGCGTCACCGTTTGGATATCGCCCGTGTAAACGCGGGGATCGGGGCAGTAGAACTCCAGGTGGATCTCACCCAACCGCCAGTCGTAGCCCATCTCGCTGGGCATCGCCGACTTGCGCAGCTTGGCGTAGACCTGCCGTCCGTCGGTCAGTACCAGGCGTTCCGGGTCCTTGCGACTGGGCCCGAGCTGAAACAGCGCGGCCTGCCGTCGGGCCTCCAGATCGACCGGGTCGGTGCCTTGGATGCCCAGGCTCATCACGATGGTGCGCGCATTGACCTGATCGGTGCCCGACCAGTCGCCATCGGTCTGCGGCCGGTCGATGTCCACGTTGCGGATGTCGGCCAGCGCGTCGATGCCGACGATGTCCATCACCGGGTAGGCGGTGCCCGGCCCGTAGAACAGTTGCCGGAACTGGCCTTGCTGGGTACTCCTCACCGCACCACCGCCAGCCCGAGCGCCGCGAGCAGCGGCACCAGCACCCACAGCGCCAGCCCGAGCCCGAGGAAGGTGACCGCGGACAGCCGTCCGGCGGGCGCGGTGTGCGCGAGGATCGCGGCCACGATGAAACTCACCAGGGCCAGCACCAGCAGGATGATCACAACTGCGTTCATCGGGTTCTCCTCATCACGCGGGCACCAGCCCGCCCGCCTTGGCCTTCCACAAGATCTGATCAACCACGTCCTTGGGGTTGAGCTGGGTACCGAAGCTGCGCGCGTCGATCGAGAAGGTGTGCCCGAGCCCGGTCAGGCTGGCCTTGCCGCTGGCCGCGTCGTAGCTCCCGGATACCTGCTGCCCGCCGATGGTGGCCGAACCGGACACGCCCGCGGCGCTGCCCTTGACGTTGTAGTCGATCTTCTGTCCACCGAAGTTGACCGACCCGGCCGCCTCGCCGCCTTGCTTGACCAGGTTGATCACCTGCTGGATCTTGGCCTGCAACTGCGGTAGCAGGTCGTCGAGCCCGGCTTGCAGGCCTTGCATGATGTTCTGGCCGATGTCGCGGAACACCCCGGACGGGGAGGCGATGTTCAGCGCGCGGCGCACCGGTTCCGGGATGAGGTTGGTCAGGTACGACACGATCTGCGGCCCGAGCGCTTGCAGGCCTTGCAGTAGCCCGTTCATGATGTCTTGCCCGATCTGCACCATTTGCCCGGGTAGCGCAGAGAGCGTCGAGGTGATCTGGCTCGGGATCTGTCCGATGTAGCCGAACAGGGTTTGGTTGGCGGAGTTGACCGCCGCCACCATCTGGTCCCAGCCACCCTTGATCAAGTCCAGGATCCGGCCGGGCACCCCGCCCAACAGCTCGTTGATCTTGGACGGGATCTGCCCGATGAACCCGAACAGCGCTTGGTTGGCCTGGTTGACCGCATCCCGGCCGCGGTTGAACCCGTCCGAGATCCAGGTCACCACCTGCCCGGCCAGCGGCCCGAGCGCCGAGCCGATCTGCCCCGGAAGCTGCCCGACCCGCTGCCAGAACGAATCGGTCGCGCTGTTGGCCTGTGTAAACGCGTCGGCCACGCCGTGCCAGAACGTATCGGTCGCCGTGTTCGCCTGGGTCAGCCAGCCGCCGATCTTGGACGCGCCGTCCCCGACGCTGGCCCAGAACTTGTCGGTCGCCGCGTTGGCCTGGGTGAAGGCGTTCACGATCCCGGACACAAAGCCGGGCACGTTGGCGTTGAGCCAGCCGAACAGCTGTTGTAGCTCCTTCCACAGCCCATCGACGTAGTTGCGGAACGTCTCGCTGTGGTTGTAGGCGACGATGATCCCGGCCACCAGGGCGGCCACCGCCGCCACCACCAGGCCTATCGGGTTCGCGGTCAGCGCCGCGTTGAGCAACCACTGCACGGCGGTCCACGCCGTGGTCCCCGCCCGCACGAGCGCGTTCTGAATCAGCCAGGCGGCCATCGCCACGTTCGCCGCGATGGTCTGCGCGTTCAGGATGCCCAGCACGATGCCCACGGCGGCCACCGCGTCACGCCACTGCCAGACGAATGTCGCGATCTTGCCGACCACGTCCAGGAATGTGGTGATGGCGCCGATCACCGGGTTGACCGCGTTGAGCAGCGCCAGGTACGCGGGCGCCAACTTCTCGCCGAGCGCGGCTTGGGCGTTCTCGGTTTCGGCCGCGATCCGTTTCTGGGTGTTGGCCACCGAGTCGCCCGAGCGCGCAAAGTCGCCCTGCGCGTCCTTGGTCTTCTGCAAGATCAATGACTGGGTGGCGAGGATCTTCGCATGCGCGTCCAGGGCTTGCCCATGCTTGACCAGGCCCAACCGCTCGGCCTCTTGCTGCACGGTGGCCGCATTGATCAGCACGCCGTACTTCTCGATGGGGTCGAACTCGCCGCGGAACGCGGCCCCGATGGCGTCGATCGCCTCCGCGGGCGAGGTGCCGCGGAAGGATGCCATATCCCCGGCGAGCTGCACCATGCCGTTGGAGAACTGGGCCAGCGGCTCACCGGCGAGCCCGGCCGCCTTGCCGAAGGTGCCGAAGGTGATCGAGGCGTCGAGGGCCGCCGCCTTGCTGATGCCGATGGAGCTGGCTGCTTGATCGGCGAACTTGGCCACCGATCCGAAGCTGTTGCCGAACACCACCCCCGCGGCCTGGGTGCTGTCTTGCAGTTTGGCGAACGCATCGATCGAGCCGGTGACGAACGTCTTGACCGCCTCGGTGGCCGCCGACAGCGCACCACCGGCCAGGCTGCCCACCGCGCTGCCCAGCGCCGAGCCGATCGCCGAGCCGCGCGCGGACGCCTCGGACTGCGCACGGGACAGGTCCGACATGTCCAGTCGGAGGCGGCCGACCAGATCGGGCAGCGTGGCCATGGTCTATCCGGGCCTCCCGCCCTGCTGATCGATCTTCATCTTGAGCGCCATCGCCCACGCCGCGGTGCCTGCGTGCGAGGGGTGCTCGGCCCGTTCGTCCAGGCTGCGGGCCTGCTGGCCGTTGGCGATGCGGTGTTCGGTGGCCAACAGCACCAACTGCCGCGGGGTCATTTCTTGCCACTCTTTTTGCGTGCGCCCGAGCGTGACCGTGGCGGTGTAGTACCACTGACCCCAGGGGATCCGGGCAGCTCGACGGTTTGCAGTGCTCGACGTCCGGCCCGGTTGGGCCGCAGCACTTCCCCCGCCATCACCCGCGCCCCCATGTCGCCGAACGAATCGGTGAACGCGATCGTGAAGGCGAGTACGACCTGTTCGAGCTGATCGGGGCCGATGCCCATGGCGATGGTGCGTCGGCCGTCGGGGGAGTCGGGGAAGTCGTGCAGCAGTCCGGCGTGCAGGATGTCGATCAGTAGCGAGATGACCGGCCGGTCCATCCGCACCACGCCGGATTCGTCGGTGATCAAGTCCTGCATGGCGGCCAGCGAGCCGAACTGTTTTTCGATCTTCTCCAGGGACAGCATCGAGTAGATCAGCTCGTGCTGGTCGGGCCCCACGGCGATCCACTGGCCGGAGCTGTTGGCAGTGGCGGAACTGCCGTGCCCGGTCGGTGTCGTGGTCGTCGGGGCGGAGTCGAACGGCGGTGCGGTCGGGACGCCGTTGGTGGTGGGGTCGGGTTCGGTCATGGGGGGCTGCCCCTTCCTCGCGTGCGTCGGTCGGGCTGCGACCGTTTACACGCGGAGCGAGTGAGCGTGCCCGATCAGGTGGACGAGTCCGGCGCCCACGGGACCGGGGGCGCGTAGGTGTCCACGATGGTGATGGCCAACCAGTCGCCGGTGCCCACCGGCGGCACGATGTTGATCTCACCACTGACGATCTTGTAGTCGTCCTCGGCCGCGCCGATCTCGGGGAACTTGGACAGCGAGCAGCGGGTCATGGAGAACAGCACCGCCCCGCCGGGCGCGTCCTGGGTGGCGCTGGCCACCCGCATGCCGAACGGCTTGGGAAACGCGGTAACCGGGAGCTGCCAGCCCATGCCCGCATAGGGCAGCGTGTCGGTCGCGGGCACCGCCCCGCCCAACATCACCTGCAAGATCATCAGCGACAGCTTGGCGTGCTCGAACTTGGCCGTGACCTTTTTGATCGTCGACTGCGAGTCGATCAGCCGGTTGTCACCGCGCAGCTCTTTGGTCTCCATGTCGCCGGAGATCTCAAACGACTTGATCCCGGGCACGTCGAACCATTCGCCGAAGGTCGGCGACGATCCGGCGACGTCGGTCATCAGGCTGGCCACCTGCGCGTGTTGCACGGCATAGACCTTGGTGATGCCCTGGGAAGCCAGCGGGGTGGCCACGAATTGTTCCGGGGCCTCAGTGGTGGTCATGACGATCTACCTCTCTACGGGGTGCGTACGGGGTGCGGCCCGCGCGTCGGGATGCGGCGGGGGCCACGGGAGGGAGCGGACCGATCGAGCAGGTCGCCACCTCATGGGGTGCCATCGGGAAAAGTCGGTGTCGTCCTCCTACGGAGCTGCCAGTAGTCGATCAACCTGCACGGTCACGATGGTGCGCCGCAGGTTGTCTGTGGGGGCCTGGCTGGACCGGGTCAAGATCTGCACGCCGTAGCAGGTGATCAACCAACTGGGCAGCTTGGTGCGGTGCACCAGCCAACAGATCTGATCTTCCAGCCCGATGATCTCGGCGCGCTCGCCGTCGGGGCGTTTCAACGCCTGGTAGATGTCGACCTGGGCCAACTCGCGGATGCACAGCTCGCCCTCGACGTCGGTGTCACCGTGCGGCAGGATGTTCCACCCCACCCCCTCGGTGATCACCACCAGCGGCAGCGGAGCCTTGGGTGGGGCGAGGTCGCGGAACACGGTCACGCCGAGCCCAGCCGACTCGATCACGTACTTGAGCGCGCCGGATACCGTCGCGTTGGTCACCGAGGGCGTGGTCACTTGAGCCCCTTGGCGATCTCGCGTTCGTAGCGGGCCTCGGCCATGGCCATACCCGGCCGCAGGAACGGTTGCGCCCGCATGAACCGGGTACCGAACTCGACGAACGGGGCGTACGGGACATCGTCGAACAGCACGCCGATAACGTCCGAGTGCGCCTCGCCGGTGTTGACCTCGGTCTGTATGCCATGCCGCAAGCGCCCGGTGTCGACCGGGCAGCGCTTGCGCGACTCGTCGGCGGCCATGGCGAGAAGATGCTCGACGTTGGCGCGCAGGCCAGAGTCCCAGTCGTCGAGTACCTGCACGATGGCTTCCCGCCATTGTGCTTCGTTCTCCCAGCTCACCGAGGCAGGCATGATCAGTGCGGTGTCACGTCCGGCGAGGCCTCGCCCACCGCTTCGGCGCCTTGGGCGCGCTCTTGCAGGTGTTGCGAGCACAGCGTCTCGCCCCCGGCCACGGCAGCGGCTTCGGTCATCTTGGCGCCCGCGGATTCCATGTAGCACTTGGTACAAACCATGATCTACTTCTTTCCCTTGGTCTTGGTCGGCTCGACCTCGGGCGGTGCGCCCTCCAGCCATGCGCCGTAGTCGATGTCGTGCGTGTAGTGCGGGTATGACCAGTCCAGCGGCGGCCAGTCGGTGCCGCCTTCCGGCGGGTAGTCATACGGCGGGTAGTCGGGCGCGCTCATCGATCAGTCCTCGGCATCGTGCGGGAAGTGGTGCGTCCACAGCCGCCA